CCCTTATTCAGCCCCCTCATAAGAAAGATTACTCTCAGTGATCACGTTTAGCAACGTTACCTTGTTCAACACACCTACCAGTCAAGCCTCGCTGGAAACTAACCCTGATGCACAGGCGCTCCTGTCGGAGATTGAGGAGTATGCGACTATCATTGAAGATTTACAGGAGAGACGCGCACAAATCCTGTCGAAAGCAAACACTCTCCTGTCGGACCGTCAACTTTGCTTCATGGGCGAAGAAAATGGATTCTACCTAGGACCTAGCGTAGACCATCAAAAGTTTATTCTTCTATTCTTCAAAAGAGCAAATCATCCTTTGAATCAAATGCGTAGGTACGGCAAGCGTATGTCTGTTACTAGAGACCCTAAGCCTAAGCCTACGCCTAAGCCTAAATCTGAGTTTGACCCTGCGCCGCTGCCTAAAGGGACACACGAATACCTAAATAGTTATGGTATTTAATAAATAAGGTTAGTAAGGGCGGCAGCGGTCACTGCGTACGAGGCTACACCCTATCGCTCCCCGCAAGCGGGGCCCCCCAGGCGATAGGGTGTCTGGTCGCCTCTACGCAGCACCCGCTGCCTTGCCCTCACTAACCTGAGGGGGTGAGAGACAAAGATGAGAAGGAGACAACAGCATGAAGTCGTACTGACGTGCTGGGCTTACGCTCGGCAGTGCAGTACGGTTCCTCAGAAGTTAGTCGTGTTCAGCAGTATCCATCCCACCTGTCGGAAAGGACAGTCATGATCGAGCAGCAGAAGGTTGTACCATTCAAGAACATCGCAATCGCGGTGGCAACGTACGTCGATGACTCCATGACGTGCATCCGCATTGCGGAGGAGATCCACAACATGCTCTCCGCAACCAACGAAGTGACGAGCCCCGACGGCAAGGCTGTCTGGGACGGCACCAGCTGGAAGTTCGACCACAACTACCTCGTGTTCAGAGCACTCGCCAGCAACGACGTGGTCGATTACCTCAAGGAGGGCAAGAAGATTCAGGCAATCAAGGAGTTGCGAGCCCTCACCTACTGCGGACTCAAGGAAGCCAAGGACGCTCTAGAAGCACCTGAGGTCTGGCGTTACTGGGAACTCAGCCGAAAGAACCCAGACTACACGGGCACCAGCAGCGTGTACGAGGTCAACCCCGATATGCCCTGGTAACAGACCCGCAACGCTGGGAAGGCGCAGCAGTCTCCCCAGTGTAGCATGACACTCCAGTTGTCAAGCGATAAAGCGTGCTTGACAACCGGAGCCTCGTCATGCTGTACATGAAACTGCACTCCCGGTAACCCTAGCAGAAAGGCAAGAACATGCAGGTGCAAGATTACGCGACAGTGTTCGCGTACAGAGTCGAGGAACTGAGTGGAGAAAGCGAACAGTCATTGTTCGCGTTCGCGCGGACACTGGAAGACCAGTGGGCATACATCGAGTCGGTTCTGTCGGATGCTAAGGAGGAGCATCTTGACACGGACTACCCCGAAGAGTTCGAGGCCTTTGCAAACAAGGCTCAGGACTTCATGGACACTGTGGACTCAGCACTAACAAGCCCCGAGCGTCAGCGTGTGCAGTACGATCGCTGGAATGAGATTGACTGGGAACCTGTCATCTCGTCCGACAGTTATGACCCGGGCTACTCACCGCGTCAGCGATTCCGCGACGTCCGGGGACTAGATACTCCTGAGTTCCAGCAGCCCGCACTCAGGACGCCCTCTGGCGAGACTGACCCGAAGTACTCCAGCCGCAACATCTGGAAGCGTACCAAGGGTCACACGAAGCATACCTACTCACTGTCAGAGTGGGGTCACTTCTCATTCGACGTGAGCAAGAAGTACTCCGAGTCCTTGCTACGAGTGACGTACCACAGGAAGTTCGACAAGCCCTACCTGCGCGTTGGTGGAGTGGACATTTCCCTCCTGTCGGGCACTGTCGTGTGTCACGTGTCGGGTTGCAAGTTCAAGCGTCGGCTTCAGTACAACGCCGAGGGTGGTACTGAGTTCGACCGTGAGTACGCTGAGTACCAGATTCTCAGCATCTTGGCTCATCTTGGTGAGCACACGCTGAAGAATCCTCGCAACTACTGGACCCCGATCCTGGAAATCAAGCGATTCCGTGACGACAAGGACGCACTCGCAGCACAACTTAAGCGGACGCGGCCTGTCGGACGAAAGAACCAGCCTGTCAAGGTCAAGGTGAGCATCGCTTCGCAGCAGCACAGCCTGGTCACGACCGAACAGCTGGCTTCCCTTGTTCAGAGGTTCAACGGGTAATAGCAGAGAGGACAGCACATGTCGTATCCAATCCGTGATTGCGAATGTGAAGACTTCCCTCTTTGCATTCACGCAGACAACTTCGACACAGAGCCTGAGTTCTGTGACATTTGTGGATGGGAGCACAGAGGCTCTTGTCCACCCGATGATGATTCCTACGAGGAAGATGAGGACGCATGACAAGTTACATCCTGTCGGGTTTTTTCGCAATGGCAGCGGGGTTGGTCGTGAATGGAAATGTGCAGCCTAGCACACTCCTAATCGCGCTGGTGCTGTTAACGGTATCAGCACTCACTGCCTCTGCTCAGATGCTTGAGAATCGACTCAAGAAGGCTGAATACGATGCAGCAATCCTGAAGGCTAAGGAAAGCCATCCCGCATTTCGCACAAACCCACTCGATCAGCAAGACACCCAAGTCAACTACAAGCAAGACGAAGGATGGAAGTAATCATGGAGAGCAGCACCCGCAAGTTCACTGAGGTGACTTTCAAGAAGGCTGAGTTCAGCGGACTCAACTTCACAAGTTACGGCCATGGCCATGCGTTTCAGATCACCACAACTAATGATGACCAGATTCTTTTGAAGTTTGCTGATATGGCGGATTTTCAGCGCTTTGCTGAGGCCGTCCTAACAGCCACCCTCAAAATGGATTGGCACAAGGAGCGCAGTGCCGTCTACCTCTACGGAGGCGATGAAGTCACCACCGTCGCAGACGTCATCGAGTGGCGAGCCGCCTCGGAGGCTCATGACCGATGCGACCCTGAGGCTTGACCTCGACTGAGTAGAGGAGTATACTCAGGTGCATGACCGAGGGGGCCTAGGACTAGGTAAGAGGCCTCTCCAGGGAGAGTCAAGACGGAACACCCGCCCCCATCGGTCCCTCATTACAACTAAATAATAAGTTCACAACAACTTAATAGTACAACTTAATAGTACAACCTAATAGTACAACCTAATAGTACAACCTACCTAGCCATCATCCGATGGAAGGTATCAACTCACACAGAAAGTAATACATACTACAATGGCTACCATCGCACTTGATGACTTCGGCAAGATCGCACTTGAGCGTTACTCCAGCCTCCTGTCGGACTACAACTCGCAGGTTGCTCTCGCTAAGTCCGTCGATTCCCGCGATTCGTTCGCGGAGTCGTTTATGGCCAACGCCCCAGATTTGGCTGACATCAACGAGAAGATCGAGCGCCTTGAGGCTGCGCTTGAGGATCTGCTCTCCAAGCGCCTCATCGCTGCTACTCCCCTCATCGAGCCTGCTTATGAGGCAGCCGTTAAGGGTGCAGGTGTTGACCCCGAGGCTCTGAAGCAGCAGTTGGCTACTGTTCGGGCCACTGCTAAGTACCTCACCACGATGTATGGTGACGAGGTGCTGGCGGATACGCCTAAGATCGAGACGCTGCGTACCTCTGGTGGTGGCGGTTCGACTGGAGGCCGGCGCATTCGTGGCGTTGAGATTTACATCGACGGCGTTCTGTCGGGCACGAAGAATAAGGACGGCGTGTTCAAGTCCACGTTCTCCTCTGCTGCTAAGCAGTTGGGTGTCGAGACTGTTGACCTTCAGCGGGCATTCTTCGCTGAGGCTGGTCAGGAGGATGTTAAGTCCGAGTCCTTCCCGACTATCGTCGAGTTCGGCTTCGTCTCTGAGGATGGCGAGCACGTTGTCCGCGTTGTGAAGGTGGACGATTCGTCCCCGACTATCGTCGAGTTCGACTTCGTCTCTGAGGATGACGAGGAGTAATCCTTAGTCAGTCAATGAAGAGCCCGACAGGAGAATACACAGGCTTAGGCCGTAACTCTCCTGTCGGGCTTTTCGTCTGTTTCACCTTCACAAAGGACAACTTAATAATGGAAACGCTACTCCTCATCCTAGTTGTAGGATTCCCTATCGTTGGTACGATTGGGGGTGGTTTAGCAATGATCTATACAGCCTTAATAGAAATGCATGACACCCTCGATCGCAGAAAGGTAATGAACGATGACTCCCGAGAACGACGAAATCAAGGCCAGTACCCAAGCAGAGATTAACGAACTCGCTGGCATGCTTAGTGCTCTAAAGAAGGAACTAGATACATACCAAGAAGAACTTGCACCTATCAAGGACGAGTTGTCACAGATCAGCGAAACTAAGAATACCGCCTACCAAGAGTATCTTAAGGTTGTCGCTGCTATCGTTGAGCGTGAGGAGGCGCTCAAGAAGGACCGCGCCGAACGGAATAACCTAGTTCGACAGATGCAGGCTAAGATTCAATCCGCTGAGCGTCAGTTGCATGATGCGCAGCGTATCGAGCACCTTCGACAGAAGAACGCCGACCTTGACAAGCGCCTTGACGAAACTATGGTCATGGCAAAGTGGTTCAGCGCGATTCTCAAGCACCAGTTCGAAGCCGCAAAGAAGATCACTGTCTATCGTAAGATGATCTGCGCCGACGCACCTGGGCTTGGCAAGACGCTTACTGCTCTTGCTACTGCTGACCTTATCAAGGAGGCTACTCTCAATGCGCGTCAAGACAACCCATACGGGTATGACCCTGACAATCGGATCACCGGAGTCGTTCATCAATGCGGACGGAAGATTCTCTACGTATGCCCAGCACCACTACTCAGAAACGTAGTTCGTGAAGTCCAACTTTGGACCGATCGGAGTCCGGTTCTTATGGGAAATCAACCCAAGGCAACTCGACGTTTCCTTATTGACACGCTCAATGAAATGGATGAGTTCCTAGTCATCATCAATTACGAAGCATGGCGTCGAGACAAGGCTCTCTTGGCAGACCTTAAGAACCTTCAGTTCGACTTCGTAGTTCTGGATGAGGCTCACGTTCTCAAGGATCGTAAGACTGGTGCGTACACTAGCATCCGGTCGCTCCTGTCGGAAAGGCAGTTTGCTTCTGTCGAGATGCCTGAGTATGAGAACACAAGCCAGTGGGAGTGGAGGAACAAGCCTTCCAACTCGTATGTCCCATTCGTGTTGGCTATGACTGGTACTCCCATTCTGAATAAGCCTCAGGACTTGTTCGCGTTGCTGTCGCTTGTCGATCCTGACCACTTCCACAATGAAAACTACTTCCTGAGAGATTACTGTCATCAAGATTACTACACTCAGAAGTGGGGCTTCCGCCCGGGTGGACTTGACTCGCTTGCTAAGCGCATCACAAACATCTACCTCCGTCGTACGAAGCGTGACGCTGGTATTGTGCTTCCCGGAAAGCATGAGCAGGTCCATGAACTCGAAGTGGATCTGGAACTCTACCCAGAGCAGGCGCGTGCTCGTCGTGAGATGAAGCAGTACGGCGCTATCCTTCTGTCGGCAGAGAAGTCGATTACGGCTGCGGCTGAAATCGCTATCTACACGCGGTTGCGTCAGATCGAAACGTGGCCTGCTGGTATCGAAATCAAGGATGAGAACGGTACTGTCCAGTTGCGCCTCAACATTGAGGAGTCGCAGAAGTTGGACTACGTTCTTCGCATGAATGGAGATAACGGAGATGAGCCAAGAGGTCTCCTCGCTGATCTTACTGAAGGTGGTCTCGTCGAAGGTAGTCGATGTGTCGTGTTCTCACAGTTCAAGGCTCCCTTGCAAGAACTGCATCGACGCTGCGGCGAGGCAGGCATTTCATCCATTGTCCTTGATGGAGGGACGCCAGAACATATCCGAGACGAGATTATTCGGGACTTTGACCGACGCCACACGTCAAACGACAATGCTAAGTGGCAAGTTGTCCTGGCAAACTATCGTGTCGGTGGAGTTGGTGTAACACTCACTGGTGCTACAGAGATGATTATGCTTGACTCTGAGTGGTCTGGTGGCCGTGAAGAGCAGGCTACTGATCGTGTTCACCGTATCGGTCAGACTGAAGATGTTACCATCCATAAGATTTACATGGCTGGTACCATTGATGCTTGGCTGGAAAACCTTGTGTCGGAAAAGAAGAAGATGGTTGGTGGATTCAACGATGCAATCGACATGACCGACATGAGAGAGCAGATGCGCAAGTACCTGGAGGATAACTAATGACTAATCCTTACAAGAAAATCATGGACGATATCACCAGTGATTATGATGTCTCCTGGGCTTGTATCCAAGGAGAGCACTACAAGTGTAAGTCAATCTGTAGTTGCTCATGTCACCGAAAGACCGCCTAAGTCCAGGCGTTACAATAGGGCCCCGACAGGAAGTTCCCTCCTTGTCCTTCCTGTCGGGTTAGGCCCCCTTAGCCCAATGGCAGAGGCAAGCGGCTTAAAACCGCTACAGTGTGGGTTCGAATCCCACAGGGGGTACGCTCAAAGAAAGGAGCAATCATGAACAGTATGGATGGAGTGTTATTCTCAGGTTTAGCATTCCTCTTTCTGATTGTGGCACTGTCTATTGCAGGGTTTTCCCTGTTTGTAGGCTGGCGCCTCGACCAAAAGGCTAAGATCGAATGGATAATGCCCGAAAACCCAACAGAAGGGGACGATAATGCCCCGGAAGCGTAAACTTAGGCCCGAGTTAGATATCGACGGCGTAATCCGTGGAGAAATGGGCGAAGAATATGCGCGCATAAGTCTTAACGGTATCCTCGTACTCAACGAGCAAGCCCTCTACATCTGGATCTTGCGCGCCGCTACTCAAAACAAGGGTAAGATCCCTACTACTATCATCAACAAGGCTTTTAGTGCAACCGGTTCATGGGGCCGCGACCCTAGTGTCGAAGGATCGCTTCGTAACTTAGAAGAGCTAAACTTACTACAAGTGTACCGGGACGATACTGGCGACATTACTTCGGTATGGCCGCTGGCCGCGCCGCATACAGCACTTAAGAAGATTCCTTACTATACAACCCGCGCCGAGGTTCTAGCAGGACTGGAGCAACTCAATGAAAGGTAGGGATGGATAATGCCGAAAAACGCGGTGTCAAGCAAGATTGGGGGCGTGCGGTGATCTTTCGCTGGATCCTCCACATCGAAGCGCACTGGGGCTACCGGCCCATCGTCAAGTTCCAACGGGCGCCGCGCACAGGCGATATCACCCCCTGGGGTGTCCTAATCCTGTGCCCGACGTGTCAAGACGGGCACCTAGCCCACGACCCACGGCACAGCAACCTCACCAACCCGATGCCTTTGGACGGTGATAACTAATGCCGAAATGCGGTCCATGTATGCTAGGGCGCTGCAAAGCATGCGCCGCTGAGTTAGTGGACTTCGCAGTATGCGACTGTGACCACACTATTACATTAGAAGCCGCGCAGTTTGCTGTCGGGACTATTGCTAGTGCGCTCAACTTGGAACCTGAAGTGCCCGACAGCACGCGCCGGACCCGTAAGCTTAAGAACGACGATGCTGTTACGGACCAGCAATCCACTGGACGTAAGCGTGCCGCAGCACTCTACCCACTAAAAGATGAAAATGGTAATCGGATTCCATGTGACTACGCGAACAAGCCGGCACCTACGCTTCCAACGTATATGGAGGTGCAGATTGACGGTTGCGGCATTAGACAGGGTACGCTCGCTACCCACGCGCAGGCACGACACCACAACGATTACAACACGCTCAACAACGAGCGGGGGAATGTCGCATTACTTTGTAACAGTTGTCATAACCTCTTGCACGCAAAGAATGACCCTTTCAAGGATGCAATTTATGAACGGATCTATGGTTTCCGCCCAGCGACTGCTAACCTTAAGCACGCCAACAAAGCACTCAAGTCGGGTGTAGTAAGCGGAGGCACCATTACACAGAAAGAGTCCAATGACACAGCTAAGGAAATCAAGTGATTTAGGCTACTTATGGTATGGCAAGGGCCGTGCTAATATGGTCCGTGTCTGTAAGAATCTCGGCATCACGGATATCTGTACCTGTCAAGATGCTGTGTCGTTAGACACTCCATTCCGTATGCGTCCAGATAGCGGCTCAACTGGAATGAAGGAATGTGCCGCATGTCACCACTTGCTGTGGCCTTTAATGTATGTCTACGACTGTGATAGCTGTACCGAACCCACCCTGTCGGAGAACTTTCCTGTCGGGTTAGACGTCGTATACCTATGCATTGACTGTGCGCTTGGAGATTAAAAAGTTTACTTCAAGGCTTGACAGGCATAAGTATATAGTGTATACTAGAATGACAGAGCAGAAAAAATAGATAAGGATTTCTAATGCGTAAAATCTCGAATAGCGAAGTTAGCACATGGCTCCATTGTAAGCGTAAGTATTTCTACGAGTATGTGTTAGATCTTGAGCCCCGTGTCCAGAGTGGACCGCTGACCAAGGGTAATATCATCCACGAACTGTTGGAGCAGTATTACCTTGAGAAGATGGATGACTCCCCTGAGGATATGTGTAAGGCTGCTATTCAGACTCATATCAATAAGTTGGCTATTCAGCCCGGCGTAGATATTCTGGAACTGGCTAAGATTCGTGATTTGGTGCTTGCTTACACGCAGCACTACATGGAATCTGATGCAGAGCGTTACGAAGTCATTGCAGTTGAGACTAAGTTCGCAGTCCCAATGATCGACGACGTGTTCGCTCTGGCTGGAACTATTGATGCCATCTTCCTAGATAAGGAGGATGGTACTCACGTTGCCGTGGATCATAAGTCAAGTTACAACTTCTGGACTGACGATCAAGCGCAGATTAGCGGGCAGTTCGTTAAGTACGTCTATGCGCTTCGTGCGCGTGGCTTCAACGTCAAGCGCTTTATGGTCAATCAGTTGCGCACACGTGACCTTAAGCCTGGTAACGAGCTATTCCGACGTGCATGGGTAAGGCCTTCTGATAATCGCATTAAGGCTGTTATTGCTCAGCATGTTACTGTGGGTTCAGAAATCATGGAATTCCGACAGAACCCCGTGAAGGAAACGGCTACTCCTATCTACGACAAGTATGGATGCTCTAACTGCCCATTCTTGTTCCTGTGCGACTCCGACACCGAAGGAGCGCCGGTAGATTATCTGATTCAGGCAGAGTTCCAGAAGAAGCAGAGCTACGGCTATAACAGAGAGGCACCGGAGTGAGCGACGCTGAAGACTTCAAAGACGAAGTTGAAGTTGAAGTTGTGCATACGGATTACTCCTCTAGAAGTGCAGAAGAGCTACGGGATAGCAAAATGTTTGACAGATTCATTAGTAAGGTTAAAGAGGAAATGAAGGAAGGTACTCCTTTCGTTCAAATCCTTGCATCTGTTATCATGACGTTGTTTAGGCCGGGCTTTGTAGTGATTGGCTCTCCTTTAAGCGAACTGTCAGATGATGGAATCCCTATTCCAGACACAATGGGAATTGTAACTAATAGTGAATGCGATTACACGCCTAGTTCCTTAGCAATTATCCTTCAAGTTATTGGTGAAGGCATTGCAAATGAACTAGATATGACATTCGAACAGATGACGGAGACTCCCGATGAGTGAACCTTTGGTATTAGATGATGAGCCTAAGAAGGCATCAGTTGCTACTGATCCATTGTTAGCTAAGTTAATGGAGCGTATTTCTAAGCCCGAGAAGGTATCCCAATATCTTAAGGTGATGGTATATGGCGATCCCGGCACGGGAAAGACGACGCTTTGTGGTAGTGCTCCTAACGTTCTGCTTGTCGATGTGGAGCGCGGCAGTCTTACTCTTACTGATTCTAGCGCAGATATTCTTGAATACGTATCATTTACTCAAGTTGATAAGTTTATCGACTATCTTGTGGCTGGCGATCCTGCTTTCGCTCATTACGATACGATTGCGTTCGACAGTCTCTCGGAAATGCAGAGACGAGTCCTAGACTCACAGTTAGATACGACGAGCAAGTCAACTGGAATTAAGACGTATAAGGCTACATGGGATCACTACGGACCTAACACTCAGATGCTTCGTGAAATGATGAGTCGGTTTAGAGATATCCCAGACAAGAACCTGATCGTTACTGCTCAGTCCAAGTTCGACAAGGATGAGACGACAGGTGTTACCTTTGTCCGTCCTGACTTAACTCCTAAGTTGTACGCAACTGTTGTCGCCATGTTTGACATCGTTATGTACCTTCGGATCAGTAGTAAGGGCGAGCGCATCGGTCAGGTGCAGCCCTCCAAGACTGTAGTCGCCAAATCTAGGGTGACTACACTGCCCAAGGAAATCATCAATCCTACTTGGGCATCCTTCAAGTAAATACAACACAGAATAGATAAGGGTAGATTAAAATGAGTTTCCTGAATGATGCTGGCGTCGTTGGCCTTGAGGCTCGGGAGTCTGACTTCTTCGTTGCCAATGGGGTGTACCCTGCGACAATCTCCGACAGCAAGATCGCTGACTTCAACGGAGTTAGCAAGTGGCAGATCACCTACAAGATCGACCCTGAGGTCGATGAGTTTGGTGGTAAGACTGTCTCTGAGTGGTTTGATCTGTCAAATGATCTTCCCGCTGAGCGCAAGCAGTTCCTTGTTCGTCGGCTTGCTTCCCTTCAGATCACCCCTGAGGAGCAGTTGACGCTGGAGCCTGCCGATGTTATCGGTACCGAGGTTACGATCACTGTGAAGAACAAGCCGTCTGCTGACGGTACTCGTACTTTCACGAATGTGACCAAGGTTGTGCTTGGGGCTACGCCGGTGGCGGCTGCAAGTTACCTGAACAAGTTCTAAGACAATTAAAGAGCCCCCTGTCGGAACACTTCCCCCCTTTCCGACAGGGGGCTCGCCTTGCCAGTCAGTAAGGTACCTTACTGGCGAGGCCCGAGTCTTAGCAAGACACATGCTAAGATAGTGGAATAAGGCTTCGCAGAGAAGTCCCACGAAAACCAAGGCGATGGTGTCGGGCCGCTTGCCCCTATAACTCAGTTGGTAGAGTATCTGACTTTTAATCAGAGAGTCGCAGGTTCGAGCCCTGCTGGGGGCACGAGGTTCCCTATTATCCTCAGGTATATAAAATAGGTGGGCTGGCGCGCAGCACGTCTGGTAGTTTAATGGGAAGAACACTTGATAAAGAAGTGCGGGTTCGAATCCCGTCCAGACACTTATTAACCCTACGACGAAGGATGTAGAAAGACGGAGGTGACTATGCACATGATCGTCCCTAGTTCAGCCGCGCTATCATTGCGTGGCTTTTTGTCATTTCTATACGAAGGTTTGGATGGTTATGTCTACGCGCCGACGCTTGATAGAGATACAGGAGAGTTCCGACAGGTATTCGTCAAGTCAACTAACCTTGACAGGCTTGAGAAGCACCTTAAGGATTCGGCGCAGGATACCGACGTCTATCTTGCACCAGCGGTATTCTCGGAGCCTAAGGCTTCAAAGCAGGCATTCCTATCGTCGAATGTCGTCTGGTGTGAATTCGACGGAAACGCGCCCAGCACTTACGAGGTCGAGCCTTCTATTAGAATACTCTCTTCACTGGAGGGCCATGAACATGTGTACTGGAGACTTGACGAAGTTATTACCGACTTCGCTATCTTAGAGGAAGTGAACCGTGGTCTTGCATTCACGCTTGAGGCGGACAAAAGTGGCTGGGACTGTACCCAGATACTACGCCCGCCCGAGACACACAACTTCAAGCGTGATCGGCCTGTATATATTACGGGGGTCACCGGGGCCATCAGTAATGTCGGTGACTTTGTTGGTTTCACGTCGCCACCTCGACTGGAAGATAATGCCGTCAAACTGGGCTCAGTACCCGATGTTATGGACGTCATATACGCGCACGCCTTCCCCGAGAACTTCCGTGAAGTATTCGCCTCGAAGCCTGCGGAGGGGTCCCGATCAACATACATGATGCGTGTCGGATACATTGCCGCAGAGACAGGATGTACAGATGAAGAGATTTATGCCCTCATTAGAAATTTCGATGAGCGCGTGGGGAAGTACACTGAACGTCTCGATCGACACCGACGGTTGCTCGATATTATCGAACGGGTACGTGTCAAATATCCAATACATTCGGAAACCGATGTATCTGCAACTTTCGATCCTATCGAAGTCTTTGATATTATTTCGTTTGGACACCAAACCCTCAAAGTTGAATGGCTGGTGCCTTCGCTTCTACAAGAAGGCGGGAACATGCTATTGGTGGGACCTCCCGGTGTCGGAAAAACACAAGTGGCCCTCAATTTTGCTTACGGGTTGGCAACGGGGACCGACGTTCTAAACTACAACATCGTTAAGCCTCGTAAGGTGTTGTTCATCTCTTGTGAGATGGGTCCTGTGGACCTGAAAGTATTCACAGATCAGATGACTAGTCAGTTTGATGAAGAGCAACAAGCCCTTCTGTCGGAGAACTTTTTCGTGTTCCCACATGGCGAACCTATGTATCTAAATACAAAGCCGGCTCAAGAACAAATCAAAAGGATGATTGATGTACTCAAAATTGATGGGTTTATCTTCGATTCGCTCGGGTCAGCGACTAACAAGGCTCTCACGGACGAAGAATCCACCAAAGCTTTACTTGATTTTAACGACACCCTCAGAAAAACGATGGGTGTATTTTCATGGTTCATCCACCATAATCGTAAAGCAACTGAGAACAACAAAGAACCGTCAGGACTGGCAGACGTGTACGGCTCACAATACATCACGGCGCGTGCTACCACCGTGTTGTCCTTGTGGCCTATGCCCCAGAACGTACTTAAAGTTAGAGAACTTAAGAAGCGGCTTGCAGCGTCGGAGCCTGACTGGTACATCAAACGCGAAGCAGCACACTTACGTTTTAGGCGCGCTACAGCGGATGAGGCCGTAATTATTATTGAAAAGAAGGGTACAGGTAATGGAAAGCCAAACATTAACCCCTTCGGTATCTAACTACGAAGGTTTTATGCAAGGGCTCCGACAGCCTGGAGTAATCCGCGTTGGTATCGACACGGAAACGACAGGGCTTCGCGTTAAGGAAGGCGAGGACTACCTTCAGGGTATATCCCTCGCTTTTTCTGTCGGAGGAATGAGGTACTCAGAGTACTTTCCTTTCCGACACGCAAAGGATAACATATCAAGAGACATCCTTACTGATTTAGTCGAAGTGTTGCGTACTAAGACGTTGCACTTCTTCAATAGGAAGTTTGATCTGCACTCGCTTATGACCATTGGTGTAGACCTGTCGGAAGTTCCTGCGTATGATGCGATGCTGTTAGCACACTTCATCAACGAAGAGTTCCCGCGTGCTAAAACTCTTGATAACTGTGGTAAGCACTATATCAAGAAGGGGAAGGTTGACAAAGATGCAATGTCTAAGTTTACCGACACGTTTGGTTGGGATGCTGTACCTCCGCATCTTATGGCACCTTATGCCAGAGGAGATGCGGAAGTAACTCTTGAACTAGGAGAGTATCTGCTATCTATGTTCAAGAAGAAGTTTGGCGCTGATGCAGATAAGCTTTGGGAGACTGAGTTTGAGATGCAGAACGCACTATTCCGTATGGAGCAGCGTGGAGTGTATGTTGACTTAGACTTCTGCAAGCAGTATCAAGGTATTGCTAAGTTAGAAATGGCGCTCATCGAAAGTGAGTTAGATTTCGAGCCAAGCAAGACGACACAGTTAAGCAAGTTTCTTTTTGAGGAACTTAAACTCCCGATCTTAGAATACACCCCGACTGGGAGGCCGAAGATGGACAAGGGTGTCATGGAGGAATATGAGAGAATGCTCTCCCGTGTCGATGACCATAGGGCACAGGCTGTCTTGAATTATAGGGGTTGGCAAAAGGCGAACAGTACCTTTTATACTCCTTTTCAAAAGTTAGTTGATTCGACAGAGCGCATTCATTGCAACTATAGGCAGCATGGTACGATTACAGGCAGGCTCTCTTGTGCTGAGCCTAATCTTCAGCAAATCCCCCGACTGTCGGAGAAGGTGTGGAATGGCAAGATTAGAAGTGCGTTTAGAGCAAGCCCAGGATTCGGACTTATGGGATTTGACTATTCTCAGTTGGAGTTCCGGCTTGCAGCCGCATACGGCCAAGAGCAGTGGCTCATTGACGAATTCAGTAAGCAAGATGCTGATCCTTTTACCGTTCTCGCAGAGCGAATTGGAACAGATAGATACACAGCTAAAACGTTTACTTATGCAATGATCTATGGTGCAGGCCAAGAGAAAATTGCTAAGACGCTGAATCGAAAGGTGACTGACATTGAAGATTCCTACGACTCCTTTCTCTCAACCATCCCCGGGATTATTCGTGCTAAGAACCTCGCTACGTCGAAAGCGCGGAGTCGAGGTTACATTAGATACTGGACAGGCCGCAGGAGACATTTCAGGTACCCTGAGGATTCGTACAAAGCCTTTAATGCGCTCCTACAAGGTGGCGGTGCTGAGGTCGTCAAATACGTTCTCATACGGGTTGACAAGGAAGTATGCGACGACAACTGTCGTCTACTCTTACAGGTGCATGACGAATTGGTCTTCGAAATACGACAGGGGTTAGAAGACCAGTACGCTCCGAGGATTACGGAGGTAATGTCAAGTTTTCCAACTGAGTATTTCAATGTTAATTTTACCGTGGCAGGGAAAGCTTGGGGCTCATATGAGTAAGTATGCACGAGACTTGTCCAAGTTTGTATGGGACTTAGAAAAAGAACTCGCCTACAAGCGTGTCGGCTCGACTAGTAATTGGACGTGGCATATGCATCCATCTACTTGGATTACGGTTAAACGAGATGTTGAATTCGTTCGGTATGCTGGGGAACAGCTTGAATTACTTACTGATTTTAAAGCCGAAACCCTTGTCGGTATTCCAGTACTTACTGATATGGATATTCCACGCGGAGTAGTAGAACTTCGATTTAGTGATCGTTTAACTTTAGCGATGGATGGTGCATAGTGGATGATAAACGCATTTACTCTTTCGATCCAGGTAAAATCACAGGAGTTGCTGTCGGAAACTACGATGGTACGCTATATGCCATGTCACAATGGAAAGAGGATGAGTTATTTAAGTACCTAGCAGGGATTAAAGATGCTGGGGTATTCATTGTAGAAAACTTTACAATTCGACCCAACAAGGCGAGTTCCTTTATCTGGTCTGACATGCAGGTTATCCAGATTATTGGAGCATTGAAGTTCTGCGCCCATACCTTAAAGGTTGATTTGGTTCTACAAGAGCCCTCAGTTAAGTCTATTGGATACCGTTGGGCCGGTATTGAGTCGCCAAAGAATCATGCTATCAGTCATCAGACCGACGCTTACGCACATCTAACATACTACTGGGTTAATCGTTTAACCTTACAACCTCCTGCTATGAAAAAACTTCAAGAAGAAAGGGCTGCTCATGGCGAGAGTAGCAAAAAGTGATGCAGAAAAATTAGCAGAACTTCTTGGAATTGCACCACCTGAGCCGCAGTCTAGTACCGAGAGTTCTGTCGAAATCTCCCGACAAGCAGAAGCAGCAGTCTTATATGGTGAAGGTATTGTTCCATTCATTCGTAAAGATTGCAAGCACTGTGGACGTAAGTTTGCCCACACTCCCGGGGCTGTCGCGTTCTGTTCCGACACCTGTAGGGCTGCTGATTTATTAAAGATCGGAATTGCATGGGACTGGTTTAAGTCAGCAGATAAACGTTGGAGTGTTCGTAACGCTATCGCAGTACCGCCTGAAGCGCTTAAGTTACTAGATGAACTCACTGATGTACGAGATGAGCATAAGTGTCCTGTCTACAATCACATGAGGGATACGCCCGAGCATGGTGCGTGGTGCTGGGGCGACACGGAGCCTCCTGAAGGCGTGGTGCTGGTCCCCTACGCTGACAAGCCAGAGCCAGAGCATGAGCCGGAGCCAGAACCAGAACAGGAGCATGATGTACTTGACATTCTGGCAGAGTTGGGCTTAGACTGAATGCATGAGCACCAACCGACACAGCGCCCGCCGACCCCAGAGGGGTATGGCCCATGTCCAGCACCCTGCCCCCCAGCCTCAGAAAGAAGAGGCTCGCAGGACTGAGGTCAAGGTTATTCGTATTACTCCTACGAACGTGAGCGTTGTGTACAAGTAATAAGAATCACAGAAGCCCCCTTACCCATCCGTTGTGGGTAAGGGGGCTTTTGTGTTTAACGGCCTAGCCAACCTCTGGGGTTAATATCGCCGCCATACCTGTCGCGTGTTCGAATTTCGAAGTGTAGATGTGCTCCGAAACTACGTCCAGTGTTACCCGTTCTTCCGATAAACTGTCCTGCTTTAACACGTTGACCGGGCTTTACATTTGCTCCCGACAGGTGAGCATACATAGCTGTTGTACCATCTGCCTGTCGAACATGAATAGTATTTCCATACGCGCCTTCTCTTCCGACACGGGAAACAACTCCATTACCAGCAGACCTAAGAGGTGTACCAGCCTTAGCACCAAAGTCCATACCAGTATGCCTACCGGCTGCATACTTAATCCTCGAAGCGCCCCAGTTCTGCGACACCCGTGAGTTAACAGGAAGAACTTTACCCCCCACAGTTTTAAAGTTATTACTGAGGGATTGGGACGAGGCCGAAGAGTAGCCTCCACTAGAACCGCTGCCTCCTGATCCACTAACAACAGGTGCAGAAGCATTCTTTTGTAACTGTTCCATCAGCGAAGTGAACTGCTGTCGGCGTACTGCTAAATCAGCAGACCTAGCAGGAACAGTTGCTTTCAGGTAGTCAGTGTACTTGAGCATAGGTCCACCTACTTCTGGAGTACGCCGGTGCTGACAAAGTAGTCTTTAATTAGCTTCTTACCATCCTCAGACTTAGGATCAACTCCAGGGTGATTAGCTGCCATCCACTGAGGGACAATCTTATCAAGTACACTTTGTCGTTTATCTTCCTGCATTCTCAACTCGCCAAGTTTACCAGATTCTTGGACTGCATTTCCACGGGTAATACCCACCACATCTAACATATGCTTCGGATCTTGTAGTTGATCTCCAGATTTCATTTCAGCTGTAGTTTGGAAGTACTTAGAGTACCCAGGAATCAGCATTCCTACAATAGTACTTAAATAATCATCATTATTAATAAATCCACCAGTGACAGGCTTACGGCCTACTCCTGCCTGCAAAGCAGCCTGAGGTAACGGATGGAATGTACTCATAATACTGCCCATTTCCCCTGCTCCTGCTGCCATGAATCGCTCTTTCAGCGTCATAGTTTGATCCGACAGGGGGTCCACCAAAGGTGCAATCCACTTATAGATAGCCTGATCTAACGGAAGGTTAAGTACAGCGTAACGCGCCTGTGGGTTACCCTCAGCATCAGTCCAAGTACCAATCGGCTGCATTGCCTGCTCTGACACCCAGCGGGGAATCACCGTATCGATAGGAATAGCGTTGCCGTTGTCATCTTCCATAGTTGGGAACATCGCTTCACCCATACCATGATTCAATGCATTAGCAATGGTGTAAGCTTTAGGATTAGTGAACAACTGCGTGAAGGCCAGTGGGAGAATATTACGCTGCCACTTGTAGAACGGCGACCACTTAGCAATGGTACGTCGCTCAAACTCGCCAACATCGCTGTAGTCAAAGTGAAACTTCACAACGTCATTACGCGCTTGCATCAATACATCATCAAGCGTAGCGTTAGGCATTTTGGATGCGCGCTCAAGGGCATGGATAAAGTGAGGAAGTCGGAAGTAATCCTCACGTCCTGTCGAAAGATCCATAAGTGCATCGTTAGCTATATTGAACTGCTTAAGGCCGGGCCTATCCATCGCTGCGCCAGTCTTTAACAAGTTTCCGACAGTCTGGTTCTGGCCTAATCCATAATCGCTATAGTACTTCCAGATATCCTGTGCCGACAGATGAATCGGCTTCCTGTCAATATAGATAGTTGTAACATGCTTAGCAGCGTCAGGATGCGAGATGAACTTAGAGAACCTGTCAATTTCTGCTAAGTCTCCGACAGGCATGTCAGCGGCTTCATTGATCCTGCTGTAGACTTCAGGAGTATTTCTAATCTTCATAGACACAGGATGCGCCTGTGCCATAACGACAGCAGCTTTCTGATAGTGAAGAGGCTTCACGCCGTCAATTAAGTTGACGTAAGTATCCGACATAGCATTTCCCACATGGTATGAGGGAATGTTCCACGTCGTAACAATACCTTTCCAGTAGTTGTTGACCTTACTAATAATACCGAAGTTCAACTCGTAATTATCGTAGTTCATTTGATCGTCAAGGTAAGTCGCCATCTTCTTCATTTCGACAGCGAGTTCATACGGAGCATAGTATTCATTGAACGTTGAAGCGACATGCTCACGTCCAATATGATCCACTAGTTTAACAAGTTTCTGATCTTCACTTAAGTGCTTATTAATAGAACTTGTAACGCTCTCTCGCATTGGGGCGCCCCACTGCTCAAGCATGGTCCTAAATGTCTGGCTACGCATTTCAATCTTCGTAGCAGCATGCTGAATTACATACTCGAAGTTTGCCATATCAAGAGTATTGATTCCCTTACGAGAAAGAGCATGGCTTGATAAATGCTGACTCCCTTGAACGTCTAAAAACTCCTTCAGTTTAATAAACCACTTACGGCTGAAGGGCTGAACCCCAGGATTAAACTTATCCAACGTTGCACTGTCAATACGATATTTAGGAGGCATACTTCGGAATAGCATTGCAATAGTGTTCTTAACATACGGATCGTGATACTCAACCTCTGTCTGTCCAGTAAACAGCACAGTGTCTTTGTAAATCTTTTGCCAGATACCATTAAGACGCCTATCAACTTCGACAAAACGTTCGTCTAAAGTATCACTCATACGGCTTTTGTCAAAGTAGTCACGGGTGACAGACTTCAACTCATCCTTGTTTCTAAACTGCTTATACGTCTCACGAATCGCAGAATGAATTTCTGTTAAGTATCCCAACGCAGTATTACTAATGCTGGTACGAATATCGTTTAGACGAACATCAAGTTTTGAACTCGTCTTTCGAATTTTCCAAAGAGTGCTAGAAGCCCAACTAGACTTCGGATCATTGATGTCAACAATCACCTTGTCGTGCAGCCAAGTAACTGTACGTCCACGCTGCTGCTTGTACGCCGTAACACCTGCGTAAGTGTGCAATGGATTATTCACAGTAGGCAAGGGCGCGGTAGGCATACCACCAATACGCAGGTAGTAGTTTGTCTTAACCTTAAAGTCTTCGACTCCCTGTCGGACTTTTGCGTCATACATAGCGATGTCAGAAACCATCGACTCACGAGACTGCTGAAGTAACCTATCTAAAGACAACGTATCTACGTCATCGTACATACTATTAATGATATTCTGAATAGCGTTTTGAGTCTCAGGCGAGAGCCCTGTCGGAGCATGGTAACCGCCTGGCATGTTTGACGGTACTGGCCCGACAGCCCTAAGCATGTCTAAGTGTTTTGCAGTGCTTTCTGCTTCAGTAGTTTTTTGTACAACATCAGCAGCCGACAGAGCAGTTGCAGCATTAATATCAGTAGCAAACTGCTTTGACGCAGCCTGCTCGGCTTCCGCAGCTTTTAACCGCTCCGCAGCCTTGGCCGCTTCTTCAGCCTTCTTCGCAGCAATAGTAGCAACGTTAGCCTGATTACGAGGCATATTCGTAAGAACAGGTCCCACATTACCATTGTTAACGCCTTGGCGCGACGCTTGATTAAAAAGCTCCGACAGAACGGGGTACTCATTAATCTTACTTGCTAACCAATCCGATACCTGCTCTGGCGTCTTAAACTTCACCATTAACTGATGAAGCATGCCAAGGTGCGCTGCCTGGCTAAGGTCAGCCATCAGCGACGGATCACGCCATAGTTTCTCGGCCATGATTCCGCGCCACTTAATACCGAAGTCTCCAAACTTAGACGTATCCGACAGCAGATGCAGGTGAATCCCTAGCGTACTCATCAACTTAGCGGGGTCCATATCAATAATCCCCGGTGCAGATGACGCAGCGCGCAAATCAGGAGCCGTTAACCTCAAACGAATTTCATCAAAGGCAGCGACAAACTGAGCATTAAGATCTTTGTCTTTAACAGATGAAAGAATTCTTCGTTCAATGCCTGTAAGTTTACTCAAATTTTCAAGAACCTCAGGACTCATTGCTGGGATACCATCGGTATTCAATGAAGCATCTAAATGATTATTAAGATCCTTACTAGCAAACGAGGCACGCCCGATGCTTACATCTTTCTGCTTACGATCCTTCATTGAGATATCAGAAATAGCTCCCTTAATATCAGGGATATGCAACTCTTCTTGACTATCAGCATATGCAAAATGGTCAAACATAGTATACTTATCTACAGCACCTGTTTGATGAGCATGATTCATTCTATTAAGTTCATCTGCTAATTTACCAAGTGCAGGAAGAACCTCTTCTAAATCCTCCATCTGCGATACGGTAATATACTGACTTAAATTCTTTGCATCTAAGAAAAGGTCACCGGATATATCTTCAAGATAGTTCTTGAAATAAATATCAGCAGTATCAGGATCAGTAATAGCTACAAACTTATCAGAATTTTTAAATAATTCAGCGTACCGTGCTTTCACGGCTTCAAAATCTTTAAAAACTACCTTAACTGTATGATTAAGGTAAGACTTAAAATGCTGTGCAACAAACTTAGGATCAGCATTAAAACCATTATAGATAATAGGTAATCTAGAAGTGGAATCCACTTCATTAAACAGTTTAGCTACGTCTCGAAGCGGAAGTGCCATAGCCGGTAACGATAAGCTATGCTTAAAGTGTAAGAACTGACGCACCTGAACAAGCGTGTCGTTAGAAGCCATACTAAGAATTTCGTCAGTCGTCTCGATAATAGACTTAGCAATAACTTCAGGATCGTGAACAATACTTTGCATTGCTAATTCACGAATTACCTGAGTATGAGCCTCAAGAAGTGCTTCTGCAATCTGCCTATTAACAGGACGATTATGGTTAACTTCGTCTTTCTTAGGCTCAGGAAGCTTTAAAACGTTACCAGTCTCTTCATCAATCTTGAGGTTCCAGTCAGTAGCAATCTCTTCGAATTTCGACTTCAACATCTCACGAACTGCGACAGCCTGCTCACCAAGGCCGTTAAGATAATCCATCTGAGATGAGTTAGGATCACGACGCGCTAACCAACTCGGAAGCTCTTTGCTGAACTTAGACTTATTCTCTGCAATAACATGCATGGTGGCTTCCACCATATTATCGAGAGTATAGTCCACTGTAGGAGCAGCAGCCTGTCCCTCAGGAGCCTTCGCAGCCTCCTGAGCAGTCTGCAACTGGCGCTTAGCGGCGCTATCCGCAGCCTGAGCGGCGCGTAGATCAGCCTCAGTTCTACGTAAATCAGCAGCAGCGACACCCTGAGATGCAAGGTTATCACTGTGCCTTGTCTCAGCAGCCTTCAGAGCATCCGCAGCCTCATTGGCTTTCTTTTCAGAAGCAGCAATATCCGCTGGCTTAGCAACTACACCAGCCTTAGCAAGTGACTCAGCAACCTTGGCCTGTCGGGCTTTTTTAGCAGAGTTGGTAAAGGGAGACTTATTTTTCAGCAGATTCCTACGTAATTGGGAATCAAGTTGGAAGCCTCCAGTATCACTAAGCGCTGTGATAAACGAGTGCTGGTCCCTCTTGAAGGCAGCAATGATACCGCCACGAGCACGAAGAGCCTTATTAGTATTCTGTGTAATTCTAGGATACTTGTAAAGAGTCTCAACCATATCCTTCGTGAAGTTTTCAAACTTATCCGACACCACGAAGGTTTTCTGAACGCCTGGTCCCCCATAGCGCAGAAAACTATTACCTTTAGCATCCTTGGGAAGAACCTCAAGCAGTCCTTTCCAAACAATATAATTCCTGTCGGCTGCTTCACCTGTCGAAAAATGATTGATTGCTTCTTCAATTGTAGCAGCATGAGCAGCCTCAGAGGCCTTCGAACCCGCGCCGACAATGCCTCCGCTGCGCACACCCTTGCTGTAAGAACCATAAGTCTTCAGGGGGTGTCGAGCAAGGTATCGTGCAGCAGATGCGACACCAATAAGATCATCCTCGTAAGCTTTCGCAATCTTCGCTGTATGATCCCCAATAGCCTGTGCAAGGTGACCACCGACAGTACCATGAGCAGCCTTTAACTGCTCTAAAGTAGGCTTACCGGCTTTAATATCCTTACCTTTACCTAAACGCTTAGCAGTACGACGAGTATCTTTAGCAAGTTTAGTCTCAGCCTTGCTTAACTTCTTAACCTGCTTGCCTTCAGCACGCGCCATATTCTGTGCAATAGTATCTTTCAGAGCACTACGACCCTGCGAACGTCCTGCCTTACTTAAAACAGTAGGCTCAAGTAATGCTTTTGCGACAGCACGGGCACCTGAACCCTGTGCGTGCATAGAATTCTTTGCCATAGAAACTACAGTACCTTCACCCATAGTCACATAAGTCAAAGGATCAGAAGCGATATCTAACCCAATACCAGCAACAGCGCCCATAACAGGATGCTTCTTGTACCAGTTTGGGTATTCCTTTTTGAGCACGTCAGTAGCATATGTTTTTTCTTTACCAGAGAATCCTTTCCAATAGGCGTTCAACATCGTATCAGAAGTCGGCTTATTCTTAACTAATTCAGGAAGCATAATAGCAGGAGCAGCCATAAAAGGAGTCATAAAGATTTTCAAATGCTCTGCTGTAGTAATATTGCCACCAGAAGCAATTGACCTTTCAACTTCTAACTTACGCATATTCTCCATCCCGTAGCTAAACCGGGATAAGATGTCAATACCTTTTTCAAGAATTCCGACAGTCTCTTTTACAGCCTTTCCGCCCATACCCTTAATCTTCATATCAAGGGTATTTACTTTCTTTTGTGCGGCAGCCACTTTCTCACTAGGCTGAATAAGAGCATTTGCAGGCTTTGGAGTATTAGGATTAACCATTGGAGCAGTACGAATCTGTTCAAACAAAAACGCACGACGCTGCTCTGCCTCACGGTAAATATCTAACCGCATTGAATCAAGAGTAGCGGCTCCGTTACTTTCGCCACGGGCAGAGTACGCCTTCGACATGTGGCTATACGAGATTGGGCGAAGATTCGCACGCTTATAGTCAAACTCAGCAGCGCGAGCCTTCCACCACTTAATCTCAGAGGCAAACGTCTCTGCCATGCCCACTCCCTACATGTAATAGTACGTGCCAGTCCTAGGATTGTAATACTTTTGCTTCTTACTAGCCTGTGGAGTAATCCTAGGTTTAGGAGCAGCAGCCTTTGCTGGACCAGCAAACTGAGGAGGTAACGTAATACCTTTCGATTTAGCGTCTAGCCATACTTTAGCCCAGTTAATCGTACCGCTATCTACATCTTTTTGAATAGTATGAAGAAACTTTTGTTTTGCTAACTCGCTATTGCTTTTAGCAGTATCTGCTTTAAGACTAATTTCTTGTCCTTTAAGATCAAGACCAGCCTGCTTAAAGTAGTCAGACGATGCCTGCTTACCCATTGAAACAGCAGCCTCAAGCTGAGCCTGAGCCCTCTCTGCGTCAGCCTGCTCCTTCTCCTTTTTTAACGTCATAAGCGTATTAAGGTAAGAACTTCCACGATCCTTCTTAGCTTTAGCAACTTCTCCTGCTAACTGCCCCTCTGTCGTAGTATAAGTATTAAACTTTTCGTTGAAATCAGTTTGTGCTTGTGCGCGTGCGCCAGCCTCAGCAGAGTTACCCTGAATAGCGGCCTGCACCTTCAGAACATCATACAGCCTACCAGCATTAGTACTGGAATCGCCTGCATACTTAGTCTGAATTTCATCAAGTTTACCTTGGTAGTCTTGCTGTGTTTGGAAATTACCTTTCATTTCTTCAACACGCTCAGGACTTAAACCGTAGGCGCGCATTTCTCGTTCGTAATTAGTCAGAGTATTAGCATTCTGAGCAGCCTGAGTTGATTTCCTAACAGCCTGCGTAGCAGCATTAGCTTCAGCAGCCCTACGGAAATTATCCATTGCCTCACCTTTAAGACCACCCACAGAATTCTGAGTAATCTCAGTAGCAAGTCTATCGCTACCAATCTGCTTAGCAAGGGAATCTTGTCGCTGAGGAACGTAGTTTTCGTACTGCTTTCGGTTTGTCTGCTGATTGATATCTAACTGCTCAAGAATACCGGCAAACTCAGCGTCTGATAGCTTTTTGGCCATCGCCTCTAAACTGCTCGAACCGCCTCCACCGCCACCGCTACCGCTACTTTTGCTGCCCCCACTACTGCTTCTACCGCTACTACCGACAGAACTACTACCTCTACTACCACCACTATTAGAACTAGTAGCATTAGACCCTCCAGTAGAGCCTTTAGGTGTGGTTTTCTTAGGTGTGGTTTTCTTAGGATTCTTTGCTTCCTTGTCTTTCCTCATAGCTACAGGATCAGCAGAACGACTATTCTTTTTAGCATTAGCTTCAACGACATTTAAACCGCTCTCAGGATTCTTTTTATTAGTTACACGAAAAGGAAGTACGCCTTTTTTAGCTTCATAAAACCTATATTTAGTAGTAGGCTTAGAAGTAGATTTAGGAGTATGCTCATAAAACTTAAAAGTAGATGACTTTTTAGGTTTATGGTCAACAATACGCGCTCGTGTAACGCCCTTGCTATCTTTATAATACTCAATAGGCATTAGTTACCCACCTACCTTACGTCGAGCAGCGGATACAACTTTCTTGGCCGGGGCTTTCTTAGCAGGTGCTTTCTTAGCCGGGACTTTTTTAGCAGGAAGTTTTTTAGCAGGAAGCTTAGCTGCTGGTTTTTTAGCAGGTGCTTTCTTAACAGGTGCTTTCTTAGCAGGTGCCTTAACAGGAGGTTTAATAGGGGTAATAGGCTTTGGAGCAATAACACCTGTATCTCCGACAGGCTTAGAACCAACAGTTCCTAAACCTCTCTTGGATGCCCTTAAAGCTAAATCCTGTCGCCTACGCCTAGTAAGCGCAAGCCTAGAAGATCTCTCATTAACAGCATTAGGATTAGCAACATCGAATCCCTTGCTATACTCTTCCTTTGCCTTAATAAGAAGATTCTTAGCATTGCTATATTCACTATCTAAACTTGAAGTTTGACGCTCATTAGCTGAACTTCGAAGTGCTCCCCTATATGCAAGCCCACTACGCAAACGACTTCGATCAGTTGCCCACTGGTCAGGAATCTTACCTTCCTGTAAATTAACATCTGCTAACTTAATAGCAGCATCTCTTTCATACTGAGTTTTTTGATTTGCATAATCAGTCTCAGCAGCGATTTCATCGTTAGAAATATCTCCTGCTTCTGCTGAATCCTCAGGAGCATAGACCATACGCTCCTGATCCTGCTGCCATGTTTGAGGACTAACAAGACTTCCATTAGATCCAGCAACAGGGACATTAGGAGGAGCAGCAGGCGCGGCAGGCGCGACAGGGGTAGTTGCAGCCGTAGTTTTAGGAGCAGTAGCCGTAGGTGCAGCAATAGGTGCAGCAGCAGTAGTAGTAATAGGTGCAGTAGTTTTAGCGACAGCAGCCACAGGAGCCGGTGCAGCAGTCTTAACTGGTACAGCAGCCTTAGCCGGAGCAGGAACGGCTGTTGCGGCACGCTGCGCTGCCGCTTGCATAGTGCCACCGCCTGCGTTGGATGCAGGTTTTAAAGGTGTAGCCTTAGGCGCAGGTGCTGGTGCGGGTGCAGGCTTTGCTGCAACAACAGCCTTAGGTGCGGGTGCAGGCTTTGCTGCAACAACAGCCTTAGGTGCGGGTGCAGGCTTTGCTGCAACAACAGCCTTAGGTGCAACTTGTTTAATTGCTGCTTTTTGCACAGATGCTGGTACAGGCTTAGGAGCAGGCTTAGCCACTGCTTTAACAACAACAGGCTTAGCCACTGCTTTAACAACAACAGGCTTAGGAGCAGGCTTAGGAGCAGGCTTAGGAGCAGGCTTAGGAGCAGGCTTAGGAGCAGGCTTAGTAGCAACAGCAGGTTTAAACATTGCAGGCTTAGCAACTACTACAGCCTTGGAAGCGGGCTTAGGCGCGGGCTTGGGTGCGGGCTTAGGCGCTGGCTTAGCAACAACTTTAGACACTGGCTTAGCAACTGGCTTAGGCGCAGCCTTAGCGACAGGCTTAGGTGCAGGCTTAGGAGCAACCTTAGCGGCAGGCTTAGACGTAGTAGTCTTAGTTACCTTAGGAGTAGGCTTTGAAGGACTAGGAGGCTTACTAGTTTTAGAGGCTGTACTGCGTTTAGCAGCAGCCTGAACTTTTTTAGTAGGCCTGTTAATAGCCACCTCAAACTCCTAATCTTTTAGGCTGAGGACGAGCGCGAATCCTATCAACCATTGCACGTCGCTCTGCCGCCCGCTTCAAGGCAAGTTTAGCCATTCCCGACCTCCGTGTCGAGGGCCGAACTCTAGAACCTTTATTGATTTCCCTATTGATATACCCTGTCGGGTTTAACATAGTATTTTTGTGCGCGGCAGGGGTTCCAGTCTTATAAAGTTTACCCATCGACACTCCTAAATACGAGCACGGTTGTCGTAATCAACCCAAAGACCCGACAGAAGAAAATAAAATCCTTGATGAATCGGCCTGTCGGGACTCGGATTCACAACACGAGTATCAATCAACTTCGTATAAGGACGTGTCATTTCATAAACGAACTCGACAGCCCTCTGCTGTGCAAAAGGAATCTGATACGTTCGTTTGTATACCGCTGCTACTGTATTAACAATAGGTCCGACAGGGACCAACTCATCCCTATCTACTGCTGTAATCAAGATAAACATTGGATTCATAGTAGGGTCAAACTTATACTCATTGTAGTTAATACTTAACTTCCATTGAACTCCAGGGTAATCCGACAAGTACATTCTAATATAAGACCTGTATAACTTTTTGAAATTTAAAAGTGAATCTCCGAGAATAGCCTTAGTATACAGCGTAATCTTAGGAATATACCTAGTTATGTTATCTGTGCTGTTGTCTGTAAAAAGGCTTGAATCTTCTGCATAGTCGTAAAGCGAACCTGCTTTAATATCAGGCTGCCAGTTCGCGTAGACTATATTCTTTCTATCAAATGTATGAAATAACACAATACCTTGATCCGTCGTATGACGGCATAGCACAGCATTACTTCCAGGAGAGGCTAACGGAACATCTGCGTAGGAAAAGTCCCACTGTGACCACCCTTTTGTATCCCCATTCATTACATAGTAATAAGCTTTACCATTTGAAATATACCCAACAATAATGTTAGTACCCATACTTGTAACGAACGCTTTAGGATTCACAACATCAATGTAATTTTCAAAACGTAGGTTCAACTTTGTTTGAAGGTTGATAAATTCTGTACCCTCAACTGAGTAGATACCTTGATTGTTAATAACAATAATAGTATTACGGAACATTGTAGAATCCAATGCTCCAAGAGTATCACTGATCTTACGCATGTATCCGTCATCTTCAGGAATCACCTGATACGTATACATGAAGGTAGAAGATTTCTTAAAGAGGTAAAAACTATTATTTACAAACTCGACAGCCTGAATTCTATCAGTCAAGTCAAGTGAGGGGTCCATAAATTGGAACCCTGTTTCTTTGCCTCTATCCGTATTTAATTCCTTATTATCAAAGAATAGAGAATTAGTTCCAAGTGCAGACCAGTAAAGTTTTGAAATATCAGCATCAACTAAAAAGACACGATCTTTAAGAGAAAAAGAGAAATGACTTTTAGGAACTTTTAACACAGAAGACATTAAAACAGGAGCAGATACAGTGGTTGTAATTTTAGGATACTCTTCTAACCGATAACACTTATTCGCTGAAATACTATCGAAAAGAAATACACCGCGAGGAGACTCTGCTCCTAATTCGTCAGCATAGTTATTAATAGCCAAAACAGAACTAAAATCAAGAGTAAGATCAGTAAAGGCATACTTAAAATATGCAACTTTAGCACCAGTAACATAGTAAATAGTTACACGTGTTAAAGTTTTTACCTGCACAACAGCGATTTCTTGATCTTCAGCGTAAATACTTCCAATAACTTTTACCGTTTGACTCTCTGCATTAAGTGCATTACTCGGAAGCACTTTAAATCCTGGTCGTGACTCCACAAAACCTTCACGAGTAAACTGTACATTTAAAGCAGCACCGAGTTCATTATTATCTAAGTACGGCGACAGGTCTCGGTTACTGGTAAGGTTTAACCCTCCAGACCACGGTCCAATACTGGCAGTTTCAACCATTTAGTCACCCACATAAGTAATCGACGGGTAAGGACCATTGCTTTCTGGCTGCTCAGCATTCTGTCGTAATCCAATAAGACTCTGATTAAACTGTGCCATTTTACTCTGTGAAAATCCGATGTTGTCATCTAATTCAGCAGCCTGCCCTAGGCAATACTCAACAATACGAGGATGATACTGAATCGGAACATCAGGAATAGCATCTAAAGCTGTAATTGTCAATGTAGCAGGAGTCTTAACATACAGAACATTCAAATTTCCCAATTCCTCATTTGGAATTGGGTACAGATTGATCTTTCCTCCGTACACCCAGTACGCGACAGGGGAGCCAGTAGTAGTCTCGATATTGGGATCTACGTCACATAACTGCTCGTAGGATTCTCCACGAAGTTTAAAACCATTGACTCTGACAGAGCGCAGTCGAATCAGATCTGCTGGCAGATTATAGACACGAGTACCAGCAACTACAGGGGTAGTACCAACGAAAGCCTCAGCAGTATCATTATTGGTAACGATTTCTAAGCAGGCATCATTAACCCAACGAACAATATCATCTTTCGTGATCTGAGCCTGCACGTCATCGCCAAACTGACGCTGAACCCGTGTAATGATTTCTGAGAGTTTCATCAACAACCCCTATCGAGTCTTAGCAGCCTTACGTCCAGACTTACGCTTTGCCGCACTCTTTAATTTATTTGGATCAATAGCAGAATGTGGCCTGCTAGCATACTTCTTATTAACTTTTTCAACTGCCATCTCTTCGGCTGTACTAGTCTTTCTAGCAGACCAATCCTCTGCAATACTATCAGCTGCTTGTGAACGACTCCAATGCCTAAGGCGTTCACGAATTGACTTATTAGGCTTTGCTTTGTATACTTTTTCCTGCTTCTCAAGACGCTGAAGCGATCCAAGGTTTACAGGATACTTAGGACCCCCAGGTCCATACTGTAAATACTTAGCGTTATATTCTTTTCTAGCTTTACCTTCTCGAATATCCTGTGTAAGCTTTTGTGCTGCTCGAAGAGCAATATAAGAGTCTGGATTAGCTTTAGCTTTACCTCCGCCACCCTCTTTAATAATCATATCGACAGCTTTCTTCCGTCGTGATGGTAGGTATGTTTACGTGACGTAATTACTGATCGGGCGAAGTCTGCGTATGCTGCGACCTCTTCACGTCGTTTTGACTCAGCCATTGCTCTAGCCGCAAGATTCTGAGCCTCCATGCGCGCTTGGACGTCGTGGTGTGCGTTGTCTCCCAGGATAATGCGTTCGAGCACTTGCTCATCGAACTGTGATTCATCCTGCACATAAAAGGCGACAACTTCTTGCCCATTCCCTAACCTTTCGGTAATAGCGAATGCGGGATCGTCAGCCCCCCGCATGTTCGGAGGAATCCACTTAACGTCTAAACGTTGGTCATACTCACGCACTAACTCAACAACACGGGACACCTTAGCAGAAATAAAGTGTCCGTCATCATGGGCTGTCGGAAGGTCAACATCAATAATCACAAGGCTTTCCTTACCGCAGGAAGCCCCCCTAGCTTATGCTCACTACGAAGCCTGTCTAACACCTGCTGCTGAGCATTCTTTCTAGCAGCATCATCTAATCCAGACTTCTTCTTAGCCATATCAGTATTAGCCTGCTTATTCATGCTATCTGTCAAATTAATAGCAGGCTTAGTCAGAGGCCCCTTAGCCTTAGGAGGCCTACCGGAAAGATTACCGCCGGGAGGATCAATAACCGGCTTAATCCAGTTTCGTGGAGTACCTGGCCACTTAGAAATAGGAAGTTTAGACATCCCTGGAGTCTTAGGCTTAGCCGTTGTAGGAGTTCCATCGCTCTTTGGAATAGGCCTAATCCACGGAAGTTTATTCCGCTCCCCACCCTTAACCCGTAAAGGGGTATCCTTACGACGAGAGGCTGCCCTCTGCAACATACTCTTCTTTTTACGCCTCATAGTATACTCCTTAGGATAACTTAAACCGGATCATCCCGGTCATCGACAACCGTGCAGCCACACGTAAAGAGATGCTTAGCCTGAGACGGACCGACATAAGACTTCTTAGCAGCGTCGTTGCCATAATCGTGCTGCTGCTGGCACAGCCGCACCTCCTCGTCTGTCTCCGTCAAGTAGTTGCCGGTGATTGGCAACTCCTCGCCACCATCGAGGTGGTGCAAGTTTAGCGCATGCTGAAGTCGCTTCACGCTGTCGGAGTCCTCCTGCCCGTAATGCAATTTCGACAGGTACACCTTGCCGTGACTGATGCTGCCGCTATTGCCAGAATCGGCCACGTCGAAGCGCACGTTATTGTACTCGTCGGTCCACACGCGGGCCGAGCTCGACGCTCCCCACTTCTCAGGATACGAAATAGACTCAACGCCAGAGCCACCCGGGTCGCCGGATGGGTCCGTCGTAGCAATGTCTCCGTCGCCGAGGCTGATGGCCGCGTGCCCGTTATTGCCGTACTTCCACGCAATAAGAGCACCCCGCGGAGGGGCGCCGGTGAAACAGCGGTCCGACTTCTTGATCTTATCGTAAACCGCGTTTGCGTTTGCGCAGCCCCACGCCGGCGGGTTACCATAATCACCGCCGAGGGAGTGCCACGAGTGCTGCGCGCACATGCCCTCGCCATTGGGGTTGTGATCGAGGAACCAATCAATACGAGCCTCGATACTACGGGGTGCAGTCATTACGGCCTCCATTGAACTTTATAGACGGTCATTACAGCAGAACCGCTGGATCGCTTAGGACATCCAATCCAGCGAGAACACGACACCGCTAAGTTAGCGGCTAAATCCCATTTGCCGGCCTTACGCAACTCAGTAGCAGATTTACCACGGATAACAGTTGTTCCTGTAGTACGCTTATCAACCCCGACAGTAACCCGAACTCCGACAGCCGTGTCTTTGATACGAGCCCACCACGTATGACGGCCAGTGCGATTAGGAATCATCACGCCTTTAGCCAATAGAAGAGTACGAGCAAACCGTGGGGCATGTACTGACTGCGTAGCATCCGACCATCCAGCGGGAAATACCTCTACAAGATCAATTTCTCCAATACCTGCACCGCCCCGAGCGCGAAGCCATAATGCAGGCCACATACCTGACCTATGCGGAAGTGACGCAGTTACCGACACGGTACCTTCTAAAGGAAACCATTGTCCTGCGTCACGAGATGAAAGTCCACAAGAACGCCACTCTTTGGTACTTGTAGGAATTGCAGTAAGTTTGACAGAACCGTCAGATTGCTGTATGCATTGTTTTTTACTATAGATATGCCGATGTCCTGAGTCCGTCCAGCCGTATGTCGGAGCCATTGTAGCAAAGCACAATGCTCCGACACAGATAGTAGCAAAACTACCCATTACGATCCTGAACATGAAGCACAATAGCAACTCCAACAATTACAGCACCTAATAACAACAAAGGCCAGCCTTCTCCTCCATCAGCACTAATCCGCCAAGCGCCAGCAAGTAACAACACAGAGGCTGCCGTTGCTGGCGCAATGCGGGACCAGTTCATAATTTATCCTAAGAGGGTTCAGGCTGAGGTGCGCCAGGTTTATAATTCGCTGAAGGGTCTGGCTGCGGAGCACCAACTAAAGTTAAAGGAATACTACTTTTAGCTGAATCAAAAAACGTCTTAAGATCATCGCTTAAAGTAGTATATGTAGGATTTTTATAATATTCTCTCATATAATCAGAGAGTGTCGGGATTTCAGCCATTCTCACCCTCGTCTGCGGGTAACGTCGTCGGAGGAACCTCAGGCGGCGGAGGTAACGGGAACACCACCTGAACCTGAGAAGAAATCTGAGCATCTGTAATAACAGCATTATCTGCTCCAGGATCAGAAACACCTGTCTCTAAAGCATAGAGGTAAGCGTCTCCCCAACCAGGAGCAGAGCATAAATCATAACGCTTTAAATACACAGCGTCAGGAATATCACTCTGCTTTGGAATGCTCCCGGCGGTAGCCTCTTTAGCAACACCGGCGCGCAAGCGGCCCTGGAACTGAGCGTCACCGACCAGCAACTCGATAGCGTACAGGGTGGACTGGGACATTGGGGGTGCTCCTTCGGTTAGGCGGGTGCGGTGGTGGGCCACGGGTCTGAGGTGGCGTACAGGCCTGACGGGGAGGCGAGGAAGTTCGCGGCCCACGCGGTCCCGTCGATGAATCCGCCACGGGACGCGAAACTGCTGGTGATGATGTCGAACCAGCCGATCTTGCCGGATGCTGCCGCCTCTCGGAACAGGTATCCGAAGGGTGCATTGGACGTTTCCGCAACCCACCCGGTCGGCAACGTGTACGGCTTCACCCAAGTGGCGACCCCGGTCAGCCCCTGAACCCGGAACTGCACCGAAGCGCCGCGACGGCGCAACTTGAACTCAGTCTTGGTCCACCCGTTAATCAGGGCGGGAACCTCATGCCACCCGGTATCCGACTCCGGGGCGATAACCCACGCGGTCCCGTTCCACACCGCGACGCACAGACCGAGCCCGTCGGACACCTTGATCTTGCGGCCCAACCAGTTACTGGACGCGGGGAGTGCCGACCACGTTGCGACCGTTTCCCACTGGTCCTCGACCTTCACCCAAGCCGTGCCGTTCCACGCCTCGACGTAACCGCTGGTGGGGTTCGTGCGGATGCCGAGGTTAGTGATCGGCACGCCGGGCATCGCCCAATCGCCACCGGCACCGACCCAGAAGCCGAGATCATCCACCGCCATGGATTCCCCGACCACGGTGGAGATGAGCAAGATTCGCAGGGCTGCCACGTTGGCCCCAGCGGGAGCAACGGCAGTAATGGACGCCAACCCTCCTGACGGAGATAGGACGACGTCAGCGTTCTTCTCTGTCAGGTAGGTTCCATTGGTCTGCCATATCAGCGTGGCGCGAGCGTTGCGAGTGACTGTCGCGCTGCGGGCGACGAACTGGAACGTGACGGTATCGCCAGCGGAAACCGGCCATCGGCTGTTCCCGGTGGCTGGGTTGATCGGCGTGATGTACCCGTTCGTCCCGGTCGAGGTGAGCAACAGGGATCGAGTCCCACGGGCAGCCCACCCGGTATCGCTGCTGATGGTGGCGTTGGTGGCTGTGAAGCCCTCCGTGGTCCCGAGCGCATCGGTGCCGCTCGCCTGATTCTCGGTCAGCAGGTTCCCGACCTTCGACTCCAGTGCATACTGCGGGTGCGGGTCCGGCTGCTCGGTATGCGGGACGCCGAGCAGGTCCTGCGACGCCTGCGCAATCTCGGCGTCGGTGAGTGCTCGGTCCCAGATGGCGGCGGCGAGGAACTCGATGCACGGACCGCCCGATCCGAGATAAATCAACTCGTTCGGATGCCAGATCGGCGGGAACGTTGTCCGCGTGTTGCTTGAATCTTTCAGGTACGCCCCATTCAGGTACCCCTTTACAACTCCCGTCGCAGGATCAACCGCAGCAACTACCGTTTGCCCGGTCGTTGTTGGGATGCTGGAAACGGCAGCAACTTGTCCTGCCGTGTCATAGTGGGTCGTCTGCAAAGTTGCAGCGCTAGCGACCTGTCGCAAGCTGAATCCATTGGTAAGAGTCGTGCCTACTTTCAGGATGAGCCGCGTGACGGCGTCGTTGGTACCGAACTCGCGAGATGCCACCATTACCGTATGAACCACGGGGCCGGTATTTGACATTGCAGCAGTGCTTGCGCTCTGCGACCCACCGAACAGCAGCAGCGGCCTGTCCACCACCGCCGTCTTGTAGCCGGTGGCAGCGCGGTTGATCGTCCAGTCCCCGCCAGCCGACCCGGTGTTGGCGATCTTGGTGTAGTTGGTGTGGTGCTGAGACGGGTCGCACACCGCAACTGGGGCAGCATCATCTATGGATAGTGTCGACCTGTAGAACTTATCTTTGGAGACGCTACCTGCTCCGAATGCCTGCACGTATGCCGTTGTCACTGGAGGAGTCAACGCTGCATATGTTCCCGTCCCGGCGCTGACGCCATCGATCCAGAGCTCATACGCAGTTGCAGTCCATCTGAACTTGATCTTGTGACGTCCCACTGGCACCGCTACAGAGGTCTGGGTTTGCACTCCTGACGTATTGACGAAATACAACTTCCCATTCAATGCCCCGAAGCCAAACGCCCAACTGACACCAGAGGCGTAGAACGAGCGGTTCGACGCAGCAGGATCGATGTCCAGATCGACTTCCGCAGTGACGCTGGACGTCCAAGCATTTGACGGCGTAAACGCCACATAGTTCGAAACAGCCGCATATTGCGACACGTAGTCCTCGCCGTCCCACGGCAGCACCAGCGGGGCGGCAGCACCAGCGCCGAACACCGCGTCCCGGCCGTTGCCGGACAGGTCAGTTAAACGATCCGAACCGCAATGCTTAGCATCTATCCACCACAAAGCATCTTTAAGAATCGGAGTAGCATCTTTATTAAGGTTTGGAACCCACTTTAAACCATACGAACTCGTAGAATCTGGAACTAAAATATCGCCCGGGTTACCGGGTGCAAACCCGACAGGCTCTGCACCTGCCCCTGTCTGACTAACTAACCAACCCTTACCTGCATAAAGAGACTTACGAACATAAATATCCTGAGCAGGGTTGATATTGCCAACCTTTACCCAGGAAGTTCCGTTATAGTACCAAATGTCATTTGTGATCGTATCAATATAGTAATCGCCTTTACGGCCGCCAGTAGCACCAGTGGGCGGGCCTGAGCCATTCAGCCACTTAGTGCTAAAAGCACCGGGGTTCTTATAGAAGGCATACATGATATCATGCAGCGTGTCATTTAGAGCCATGCTCACTCCTATTTAAACACCGGGATATAGTAACGATCTAAGCCAATATTTACAGGAATCCAACCTGTAGGTTCGAGGCTATTGAGTCGAACCTTGTCGGGAGCGATTACTCGCTCAGACCTAACATAGCGTTTATCTGCTGCCGACTCTCGCATCAAACCTTCTGGAAGTGATGGAATCGGTACAAAAATGTATCCATCATCTCCAACTCTTGCTAAATTACCTATATCACTAGAGACTAAGATAGGACCAAAAGGTCCTCTGTCTCCTTGATCGCCTTTGTCTCCTTGATCGCCTTTATCACCTTTATCTCCTCTATCTCCTTTATCACCCTTATCACCCTTAATGCTTTCTCCAGTATCACCTTTGTCGCCTTTATCACCTTTAGGACCTATTACTGAGCTAGGATTACCCTGCTCACCTCGATCCCCTTTATCACCTTTATCCCCTTTATCTCCTTTATCTCCCGTATCTCCTTTATCGCCTTTATCGCCTTTGTCTCCCTTTAATCCCTTGTCGCCTCTTTTGAATCCAACTCCGACAGGGGGCCTGTCAAGATTGCCTAAGAAGTTCCAAGTTCCTGTTCTATAAATAAACAGGTCTTTAGTTCCTAGATTCAGCCAGAGGGTATCTTCTTTAGCTTCGCCTGTCGGATCGTCCCAAACTGATTTCCACTCTAAACCTTGAGATAATAGCAACTCTGGATTTGTTCTGAAGATATCTAATAAGCTGTGAAAGTTGTAATCGTATGGTCCAAGCCCTGTAACTAACGCCATATACCGTTCAAGAAAATCATTAAATGCATCATTATTTACTAACATAGCCCCTCCCGACAGGGCAGAGTGGGGGTTAGTTTGTCGGGTAACTAACCCCCACTCTTTATATTAACCCTCAGAAACGTCCGACATAAGGCCCTGAGCATTACGGCGATCAAGGCCGATCTGCCAGTACTGACGAAGCACCGCCTCGAAAGCATCCTTATTCTGGACCCACTTCCAGATACCGCCATCAGTATCCAGCCACGCCCAGTCCTTATCGCGGTAAACCGTGAAGGCAGACTCGTCGAGGAACCACATCTTGCTCTTCGGCGCGTCAACATCCTCGACCACAGGAATCTCACGGCCGTTGTTGAACGCAAGCCCAGTCATACCGCCACCGAACTCCTTGGTATTCGTGTACCGACGCTGCTGGGTGAGCAGAGCGAAGTACGCACGACGCACACCAAGCGACGTGAGAATAAGCGACGTAACGCCACCGTTAACACGGATGTCATCAGTCATCTTAATCATCAAGCCCTCGGAAAGCGGGCGCGGAGTACCAGAGTTGCTAGCAATAACGGACTGCCACACCGGGTACACAGCAGGATCGCAGTTGAAAATCTTCTGCGTTCCGACAAGAGCCGACAGCCCGTAAGGCTCCCGAAGGTAGTTACCAGTACGGGTAATGATGTAACCCGCGGCCAGCGTACCAATAGTGCCCGTAACTGTAATAGTGTTGGCAGCCACATTCACGCCAGTCAGCACGAGGCCAGTAGCAATCGCAGTGAACGTAGCCTTCAGCGGCGCATTCAGGGACGATGTAGTCTCTGAATAAACTGGATCAGTCACCGTAGCTGCGTTAGCAGCCTTATTGATGATGTCTAACTTCGCACCGATCTGACCGTAGAACGGCGACACATCGGTAACCGGAATAGTCTGACCCGTAGCAGCACCCGTGATCGTGGTGAAAGCACCAGTACCATCACCATAAAAAATACGGGCAGAATCCTTAGCAATGTCATTCTTAAGGCCCGACATCTCTCGATCAAGAGCCGACGCGAACGACTGCGGATTGGACTCAGCTAACTCCATCGTCTGACCCGTAAGACCAATACGACCATAGCCGTACTTCAGGCCAACGTTAACACGCGCATAACCCTGAGTACCGGCAGCCTGAAGAGTCTCATTCTCCTCGCGGTAGCCGATACCCTCGTTACGCTGAACTCGAATCGGGAAGGTGACGTACTTACCGCCAACCTCAGAAGTAACGCCAGCACCGGAACGCTGAATGCGCTTGAGGCCAATGACCTCATCCTGTAACTGCTCCCGAATCTTACCCTGATAAATCTCTTTGGTCAACGCATTGACCGTTGTAAGCGTAGCCAGACTAGCCACGGTATGTTCTCCTATTCAGAGGATGCCAGTCGCAGCATCTCAGTAATGAGTGCCTGCGTATCTTGGGGGTTTAACTTACTGACGTTCACTGAACCAGAAGTAGGGATACCACCACTACCAGACATAACAGTGGGAGCAGAATCCTTAGGTGCAGGGGTAGCATGAGAGTTAACGATATGCTGGTAGCGAGCAATAGCCTCTTCGCCATCGACACCCGCAGCAATTAGACCAACGACATAATCCTCGTCGAAGTCTCCATACTCTTCTGCAAGTTCAGTTAAATACTCTTCTAACGCTTGATCTTCCTGGGCCTCTTCATCAGAAGCCTGACGCTCAAGCATTTCCTGAGTAACTATTCCTAAGATTCGCTCATGTTCGTCTAGCTTGGAGAGTTTATTCCTTACTGATGCTGGTAATTCGTACTCGTCGTCATCTTCAATTTCGTCGGACAAATCAGAAACCTGCTGTGGGCTAAGTCCGTAAACTCTCCCAATGGTTTCCCATGTGTCCTTAGGGTTATCTAATAAGGACTGATAGACCTCAGCCGCAGTACGAAGCGTCTTGGGGTCATAATCTTCAAGTTCCTTATAGGGTGCATACTCGTCGTGGATTTTCTGGAATCGACGACTAACTCCTGCGTCCCATTCAGCTAACTGAGCCTGAACCTGTTCTTTGTACTCATCAGGCACAACCGTAAGGATGTCTTTCCATGCAGGATGTCCAGTGAACTCTGTACCTTCAGACGAAGTTTCCTCATCCTCGGTTTCTACTTCACTCTCTTCCAGCCCTAACATCTGCATGGCTAGCGCCTGAAAATCCAGGGCCTCCGTGCCGTTGTCGGTGGGGTCCACACTACTACCTTTCGATTAAATTATACTTACGGAAGGGGATTCTGAACCTTAAGAGACTCAGAAATCCACCCATACTTATCAGCATTCAGTGAACGAGCCGCAAACACTTTGTCGTTCATAGTTAAACTAGGAAGATTAGCAGCGCCTACAAGGGTTGTAATTGCTGCATCTAACTGAGTCTCGTCCTTGTAAACACTTGCCATAACGGAAGTCTTAGCACCCTTATGACGAGCATCTACAACCTGAACATCAACTAATGGACTAAGGTTATACATACTTACTCCTTAATTCCCCTGTTGCGGGGGCTGGGTATTGGAGGGCGTACTAGTATTTCCACCTGCTGGAGCAGGCTCCGCAGGCTGTCCAGTAGCAGGATCAATCTGCTGTTGCTGCTGACCCCCAATAGGTTCTCCCGGCTGTCCATCAACACTCCCAGCAGTAGGGGCAACCCCACCCATGAGAGCCTGCTGATGAAGATTTACATGCATTTCAAATAACTGCTTTACTACCTCAGGTGCTGTAGCAAACTCTTGACTCTTACGATACATGTTATGGTAATGAACATGTGCTTCATGGTTATCGAAAGAGTTCGGGGAAAACATCTGAGGAACCTGAGGACCTAACTGCTGCCCTGTCATCGGGTCAATGCTTGGCTGAAGTGCCTCTGGGGGCAGTTTCTCCCCCATCTGCATCATAAGCACATTCTCTCGCATGACCTGCTGCTTGTCAACAAGGAAGTCTTGGTTAGCATCCGACAGGTCATTCATCTCTAGTAACTCAAAAAGCATACTAGGATCAATAGCACCCATCTTATACAGATCAAGCAGGAAGGACTGCTTCTGCTGCTTACCTAAGGGAATAGCAGAACCCGCTTCAACGCGGATATCTGTATTTCCTTCGATGTCGCTCCCCTTCCAAGAAGCAGCATCAACAATCTTATCTTTACCTACAACTCGGACGGTTCGTGGTAAATCCCAATAATATACAACGTATTTAAGGTAAAGACGAGCGACTTTCTCAATAAACTCTTCGACAGATGCAACGGAAGCAGCCAGCTTAGACTCATCTTGCTCCTGTAAGTACGACAGAGCAGAATAGGCAGTCACCTGAGAAGGGTTCTGACCCCTACTAATCTCATGCTGTCCTGAAACATCGTCCATATCCTGGACGAGACGGTCAACTTCCTGTAAAACGTAACTAGGAAGAGGCTGAACGGGTAATGGAGTGGGAGGCTGCATACCCGGCGTGTACTGGATAACCTGACCCGGCTCAGACGTAATCTTTCGAGGATCGACAGAGCCCTTAGGAGCAAGCAACTGGGGCTTTGACATGAGATTCTTAGCCTCGATAATCTGACTACGGGTACGATTAAGCTCTCGCTGCAAGGGAATAAGGTCCGTCACAACCGAATCGCTATAGAATTTACCAGTCTGGACATGGTCAAACTTAGCAAATGGGTATCTCTTATGTGGATACGGGTACTTATCAATACGCTGAACAACCTGCGAATCAATAATAGTCAGCAATCCACCTTGAGGAAACTTCGTATGTCCCCCTGGTTTAATCCACATCTCATGACAAAGAACTGAGTCTTTTTTATTCACATTGGCATCGCCAATGATATTCATGAACTGCGGATCAATCAGAGTATCAGGAGCCGAAGCAGATGGATTTACCGTAATTCCGTAAACACGCTTCACATAGTCAACAGACTTAACGGTAGAGTGCAGCACATAAGGCTGATCTTCAATTTCCTCACACATCAAGTCAGGCACAAGAATATGAAATGGAGTAACAATCTCCATTTTCACATCGCCCTGCGGAATTTCCAAAGGCGCTGCTGACTTACTCGGAGGCTGAATAGATTGCACAGGACCGATTGACGTATCCCAATACTCTTTCAGGAACGAATTTCCACAAATAACTCCCCACCAAAGGGTACGACGCAAGACTTTCGCAACCTCATGGTCACGATAAGCAGCATTCCAAATCTGCTCCGCAGCACGGGCTGCCGCTTTATCTTGCTCTTCTCCAGTTGCAGGAACAACATAAACAGAAGGACGCTGTGCAGTTAGCTTAGCAATTTCAGTACGAATAATAGGACGAACACGATTAACAACTAAGCGCACTCGCCAAGGAGGAGCCTTCGGAATATTGAAGGCCTGAGCACCTGAAAGCGTTTTAACACGCATAGGTTGAACATACTGATTGCCAAAATAAAACGCAAGATTAAGGTACCACTGCTTTTCAACAGGCTCCCTCATTGTTTTCATCTTACGAAACTGCTCGTCAACCCACTGACCAAGCGCCTTGTTTTCCTGCTGTAACTGCAACTGCATTAAAAACTCAGGAGAGAGCTGATCGACAGAAACCATAGGCTGCTGACTCACAATTCACTCCTCATGTTTTCGATCTCCGAAATAATCGTATCGTCGTCGAAAACCATATCACCAAACTCATGCTCATGTGAAACAGCCTGCATGTAAGCAGCCAATTCACGAGCCTCCACAGTCTGGTATTCAGGCTCTGCAACAATATTCCCTGTCGCAATCTGTAACCCCTGAAGCGTACCGATATCCCTGCTACGAACCTGATTCAGTAGACTCTGATTTGTGAGAGTCAAGGATTGAATCAATGAAAGCTGTGTCTGGTTCAACTTCAAAAAGAGTAAGGTTAACAGAGCCATCGCTGAGAGACTCACCACTGCCAGCAGAACTAATTCGGGCATTGATTAAGCCTTTCGCTTCTTGTAACTGACGGTACAAAGAATCTCGATCTTCACGAAGAGTACTATACAGAGCACTTAACTTTTCAATACTCTCAGGAGTCACGAAACAGATGAAGTCTGCAATTTCAGCACAACAATTTAAGCACAAATACGCCATACCATAGTATTCTAAATCAACACCGAGGTTAGCGAAAACCTCATCTGGGGACGTACCAATCCTGTTACATAAAAGACAAGTTCCTGGATGTATCAAATTACCATAATGCGTTGGCTGAACTCGTCCAGCATTATCGTACCGTGTACGCATGAATCCTCTTAGGTATATGTGCCAAAAGCCCTCAAAAGGCTCCGACAGGGCTAGCCTGCCATACCCGACAGGCGGTGTCAAGAGATTTCTTACCAAATTCCTCCCATGTTGTCAGTACCTGTAAGGTCAGTATATTCCCCAATCTGAGACATGTACTGCTCATACTCCGCGCCGCGGATTTGGCGTACTGTCCAGTCACCAGTATGTGCAGTAACGCTGTCGTCCCAGAACTCAGTAGGATTGACCTTAGGATTAGCATTAGCAAACTCTTCGCCCAATTGAGGACGTGACATAATAAAATAACGCAGACTATCACAAGCGTGATCGTTTAGTTTGTGAGGCTCTTCCCAATTGTTGTATCGAGCATTTAACTTTTTACTGGTGTAGGTCTTCCATTTGTATCTTCCCATTTCTTTGATAAGATTTGTGCAATCGCGAGTGCATTTCCACAGAGGCTCTCGCTTAGAGCTTGGAGGTCCGTGGAGGTAAGAGGCGACTCGCTCGATACCAGCTTTAACATCGTTGTTTGCCAATTGGAAAGGTAAACCAAACTTAGTGTACTCTTGGAGAATGGATGTGCCTGTAATGGGGTCGGTATTACGGATGCTCGGATCGGCAATAAGGATGGATGGGTTAATCCTGTTTTCTCTGTTAAACTTGTGGATGGCTCGGGCATGTTGTTCTACAACCTCTCCACTAATGTATCGTTCGTGGAAGGTAACGAGTTTTCCTTCAGGGAGAAGGGCGTGCCAAAGTACCGCGGTAGGGTTGTTGAATCCGTGGTCGAGGGATATTCCAATAGGAACATTGCGAGGGAAGCGAAGTTCTGTTCGGTCAATAACGTGTTTTCCACCGGGTTTTGGATCGAACATTTTGTAGATGAGTCCGCCCATTTCGATGAAGCGTCCCTCGCCTCGCGCAAGTCGCTCATCGTCATCTGCAATGCCCTCAAGGAAGTCTGCAATAGCCTGAGGACTGAGGTAGGGGTTTTCATCCATTCGAATTTCAGTGATGTGGAACCCATCTTTTCCCTCTTTTCCTGGAAGGTAGATAGTATCGTACACCCACGACATGCCTTCGACAGGGGTCATGCTGAACCACTGATGGCCCTGCGTGTCGATCAGACGAGCCTTGTTCTCCGTATAAATTACTTCAGGTGGTTCCTCGTCATATGAGACGAAATGGCGGGATGTTCCGGCAAACTTGTCGAGGTCGGATTCATAAGATAGGAACTCAATAAACGATCCGTTGTTGAGGGTAAGAACTCGACTGGCTCTGTGGTAACTGGATTCCCAGGCTCCGTCGATAAGAAAAGACGGAGGAATGAGTTGTTTAAAAAGCGGTAAGAGGATCTTGTCGGCTCCGTTAATAAAATCGACTGTATTGATACGCCCTCGGGTAGCCTCGTAATCACCAACAGGTATACGTCTGTAAGGATGCTTTTTCGTAAGCCAATATCCGCATTCTGCAACATTGCCAAAGCTTTTTCCACTTCGGTTACCTCCGATGTAGAGGCGAGTTTGTGCAGGACTTGAGTGAAAGTCAATTTGTTTCTCATGCGGGACATATGAATTCAAATTAGGCCGCGAAGCTTGACGCTTCAGTTCTTCTCCAACACTAAGTAATAAATCAGAGCCAGATAAAGTAACTGGCGCCTTAGCCATGCGACCGCTCCTTTCTTAAATAGGCGGATACGGTGGTGTTATCAACACCGATTAACTCAGCAATATTCCGCGAACTAAATCCCTTCTCAGAGAGAACTACAATAAATCCGATATCATCCTCAGATAATCTCTCTACGTAACCCCGCCCCTTATCATACATATCGCTAGTATTATCTTTAGCCGTACCTAAGAATAAATGGTCAGGATTGATACAATTTCGGACATCACACCCATGACAAACATACAGCTGAGAATCGAAGTCCCCTTTATACAAAACATAACTAAGTCTGTGTGCTGCAAATCCGATAGTTTCAGGAGTCTTAATCAAACGTACATAGCCATCAGGGCCTGGCTTATGTTTATGAATCCAACATCCATTACGATCAATAATATACCTATTAATCTGATGCTTCATCTTATAAGCAACGTCAATTTCTCTAACTGGCGGTTTCGCCATCGCCTAACTCCTCAAGTGCTCCGACAGGGGGATCTTCGAACCCGCGTTCAGGGTCTTCGATTTCTGTCTCATAGCCCATAACGGCGCGGAGCCTCATGTACTCACGCGGGGTCATCATAGCCCAGATGCCATGATGAATCTCAGAATGTCTTAGGATGTAGTCTCTGCATATCGTAAGTGCTCCACATGCTGCACATACTTTTTTAACTACTTTTGCATTCTCAGCCGAAGCATGCCCTTTTTCGTCAAAAAAGAATAAGTCAACATCAAGTCCCCGACAGGAAGCGTTCTCAAAATCAACCTGCTCAACAGCAAAAGGGAGCCTCACTTCAGCCTACGATCCAGTTAATCTTGACGGCTGTATTAGGAATCATCCCAGTGCATTCAATAATCCCTGTTATTGGGTCGAATGTTTTAATCTCAATAGTCCGCTGGTGGGTAGCCCAATTACCATTCGCTACCAACGCGGAACCTGCGCCAGCCCACTCCCCCACAACAAGAATTACATCGCCTAAGGCATCAGTTATAAGATTCGTACTCCCCATACGAATCTGCAACGAAGCCTGTAAATCAGTGACGTCACTAATGGTATGTTTATGGACTCCCGGCGCGGCCTGCAAAGGTCCACGTCCAAGAGTGTGATGCGGGCTATCATGATTTAAATCAGTATCAACAATCTTCTCAACTTTAGGTTCACCTTGCTTTCCAGTAAACCTCTGGGATTGACTAAATGATTCCATACTTATTCCCTTCAATCATCCTAGGGTTAACAAGCCCCATTTCCGTCTGATACGGAACGGTCCGTGAAGTGCCCGACAGGGGGCCTGCGCCGGTGCCGCTAGGTGTGCTGCCCCCTTCCCTTTGCAGCGCAAGAATGTCATCACCAATAGCAGCCAGCACTGCTGGGTCCTTAACGTGCCTCTGAATTATCTCAATAATCTGAATCACCGTGTCAGTCCCGTAGTTGTTCAGACTGACGTTGTTAATTTCCACCGCCGCGGACTGGCGTTCCCGGTACCGACCAGTCATCGAGTTAAAGTACTTAATCGCACCTAAGTCACCCTGAGCAACGCGATCAATTAACGAGATGTGGGCTACGTGCTGATTATCCAGTAACAGCTGCTCGGAACGCTCCAGACAGTACTGGCGGTACACCGGGTCACGTAACCACTGGTTATATTCCCCAGTGCTAACGCCTAATTCTGTAAGCTTCTTAAGCCTAGACCGTTTATCCAGAGTATCCAGCAAGATGTTTGCTGTCTGCATCTGTTGCTCAGTTAAGATCCGCCCGTTAAAAGCGGATGTTGAGTTACTAGCATCAGTGCGGAGCAAGTGCTCAGGGATTCCTCTGGATCGCAAAGCATCCACGAAGCGAGGATTAATCCACGACTCGTAGTAAACTGACTCAGCGAGTTCGACTCCTGACGAGACAATTGCTTCGTAAGATGGCAATGAACTTGTTCGCCAGTAAGATTGTTCCAAATATAGCAGTAAGTCATACTGATCCTTATTAAGCTTAGGGACGAGTTCTGCACCCTCAGTAGTCATAATGCACCACCTTTCAACTGCTCATAAAGCCGCACTACGTCCGCACTTATTAAGTAGTTATCTTCATCATCGCCGTAGTCAGAGATAAAACGACCCGACAGGCAGTACTCCACAAGATCCGACAGGGCAGTGAGTACCACTGTGCTACTGCTAATGTTGGTGTTACTAGGGTCACGCTCCATCCGAAACACAGTGGCTGCTGGTAAGCACAGTCCACGGGATACTGCGTACTGCGTCGGGTGTTCAGGGTAGGGCTCATAAGGGTCAAGCCGCCTATTAATCCATCTCCGACAGAAAGTCCGGGTCGGGTTCATTGGGTTCATTCTGCCTGTTTGTGGCATCCAATCCGCTAGCCAAGTCTCACGAGTTGCTCGCTGCGCTGACCTGTACGCGGAGGCAAGGATATCTGGTTCCTGAGGTTCCCAGATGTCAGCGAGCGCTGGACTAGGCGATACTGCGGAGGTGTAGAACGCCTGCAACGCCACAGGAGGGCTGGGGAACGTTAGTTGTTCCGCTTTCAGGATATAGTTAATGCTTCGACCTGTTAGGTCTGCTAACTGGGGTCTGGTTAAGCCGTACATGTTTCTAAGGGCTGTGTACATGGGTTAAGTATATCATAGAATTAGGGTATGTCAAGCTGAATAAAATTTCAAAACTCAAATTTTTACGGCTAGTCAAATTTTTACGGCTAAGGTGCGAAATTCAAAATTTTACGGCTAAAGTGCCTCCTCAAAATTTTTACGGCTAGTGTGCCTCGCTGCGCTTAGAACCTTGGGACTCCACATGTCTTACGACATGTGAGTCCCTTCGGTTCTGAAAACCCCGGTGGAATCGTGCCGCATTAGGCGCATGCCTATAGGTATGAGATACTCAGTGAATGCATGGGTTATCGGTAGGGCAGCAAGCCCCGCCCCCTTGCATCGCATGAGAGGGGACTAGTCACAGTGACTACTCCAAGGGCAACGCGCCCCGTTACTCCCCCGAGCAAGGCCCCCGCCGTGATCGTCGTTGCTCCTCGGGGACTCCGGATCGACGATTACCTAGGCGCGGCTGCCGTCGGGATCGACCTGGAGAAGAACGCAGCGGCGTGGCCGCGCGTTGCATGGTCAGCAGACGCGGACGCACGGCGCGCGAACAAGGCAGACGCCTACGCCGAAGCGCAGGACTTCGTGCGCCACACTGCAAGCGCGATCGCGGCCGGTCGTCCCATCCATGTCGTCATCGGTTCGGGCATCGTCTATGACAACGTGCTCGCCCCGAAGGTTGACGATGACGGCGCGCCCGTGCTCAAGAACGGCAAACAGGACTTCGACATTGTCCGTTGGGCAACGGTCGTGAACCCGTCCGCTCTCGCCGATATCGCGGCTCACGCTACTGCGATCTACGTTGCGGCCGGTTCTCCCGACCCGCGGGAGTATCGCGACTGACAAGCCACCAAGTATCCGCCCGGGGACAAGGAGGCTCCCCGGGCGGAACTTGGCGCTGCGCGCCAAGTTCCGATAAGGCCGCCGCTTACGCGGCGACGGGCTTGTACCGGCGCCAAGCGCCTTCGGCGCGGCGCCTAAACCCCAAAGCATCGCGTAGTTGGCCTGGTAAGTGCCCGACAGGGGCTTCATAAGCTGGCTCGCGTAACGCCAAGCCCGCGTCCTGTCGGGTACTGCGCTGGCCGTGGGCTTCATTGGCTGGAAAACCCCAAAGCATCGCATTCCTCCATGCGCTGGCGCGTGCAGTACCCGACAGGGCACAAGCCCGCGGCGCTGGCTAACGCTTTACAGCTGGCCTGGTCTTCATCAGAAGTTACGCTGTGTAGTCGAGTTAGTAAACTTTGAGAAGTAATCAGGCTGGCGATCACATGAACTGGGCTTCATGAATGTACCTTTTTCGGAACATCGTGGTACGAGCATAGAGAACCAGCATACTGGAACATTACGGGAACATTCGAACAGTGTTCGAATGGAAAGTTGACACGCTAGGCGGCTCTCTAAGACACTTGAAGGG